GGTCTTTTTGTAGATTTGGATATGGATATAATGCTTTTGGGTTATTAATGTAAAGTTTAACATCAATATTATCTAATATAAGTTTTTTATCACACATTACATTGTTCCAAGTATCACTACTATAACCTGGTGTTTTTATATCAAAATCATCTATACAAACCACACCTGTTCTAATAGTTTTTAGTTCATCTACAAGTGGCCAATAATGTTCCCAATGAGCGTCCAGATAATAAAATGGTTTGGATGCATTTATTTTTTTTAATACTTTTTCACTGCTTTCCCATACTACATTTACATTGTCATATTTTTTTAATCTATCTTTTGCAATATCAAAATATTCTCTATTTATTTCGCAAGTTAATATTTCTTTATTAGGGTATTGTTTTGCTAATAGTTCAGTTGTATCACCTGTGTGAGTTCCTGTTTCAACTATCATATCACAATTATGCTTATCTATAAGATAACAGACTTCTAAAGCTTTGTGTATGTCAAATCCAAATGGGCCTCCACCGTCACTACAGCGTAAAGACATTTTTCTTGTTATATAAAAATTTAAATATAAATTATCGTTATTCATTATAATATATCATAATATAGGGTATCTGTCAAGTCTTATATAGACCTATACTTCATCATGTGGTCTTGTATCTTTTCAGGATCGTTTCTTAACGCTTCTCTGTCTTCTTTTCAGCTTGGTGTATAAGACTCATAACAAGTCTTATTACTCTCGTTCTTGTAAGCTCTCAATATTTGTTTACGGTTTTCACCATCTGATCTATACGAGCAGTGCACCCAGCCGCTATTTGGCTCATCTATATTGTGAAACTCTAATATCATCTGATCCCAATCACAATGCTCACTAATCCATTTACATAACTCTGCGTTAGATATGCCATGGATTTCAAAGTCAGCTGCCTGACCCTTTGCATGCTGTGAAGTTTTAGATGACCCTATTGCTTCGCATAGTTCTGGACTTCTATACCCACTTGATATAGATACAACTCTACCAAAATGGTCTCTAACTCTTTGTAGCACATTGATACAAAGTTCTTTTAGATTATCCATATGGTCCTCACTAGGATTATTACTAATCCCTTTACGAGTTGCCGTTTGGCTCTTGGTCATTTCATTTAAACTGAAATTATTGCTTAGTTTCATTTAATTTATCCTTTGCTTTTAACTTTTCTTTTTTCAAAGTGTGAACATCTTCCCAAGTCTTATATGATCTATCGTTAACTCTAACTGTTTCAGCTATATTAACTTTCTTTTTTAACTCTTTATGATATTCTTTATAGTTCATTATTATCCCCTTGTTAGTTTTAATAATTTTTCTATTTGTGCCTTAATTATAGGCTTTCTATTTGGCCAATGTATATATGGCTCATCACTTTTACTCAAATTGAATAAAAATGGTAATACAATTTTTTCAATATCCTTAAATCTTTGTAAGGTACCTGCATCGTTAACTTCTTTTGTAATTGTTTCTTTCTCACTTACAATTTGCATGATCTCGTTCATCATAGACTTAACATCAGAAACATCTGATTTAACTTTAGATAGTTCTAAATTTTGATTGTCTAATACTTTAGGGTCTATTGATGGTGTAGTTTCTACTGTAGGTGTAGATGATACTGGTGTTGCGCCCCAATCTTCCTGGAGGTCAAACCCTCTCATATAATCTGGTAAATCGTCAGCCATTATTTCTTACCTCTTAATCTTCTTTTGTTTTTTGCTAATGCTTGTTTTGTTTTAATCTCTTTGATGGACTTTTTTCCATATCTATCTGCTAAAGCACTTTCAGGGTGGGCTTCAGCAATACGACTTAGGTTATCTTTCCAACCTGAATCATTTTTCATTCCACCTGTACCTGCTACTATATTTAGTACCTGAGGTACCTGTATAATGTTAGGATTTTTTTTCATATAGTCTTCCATTTCAGAAATACTCATCATTTCTGTAAATTCTTTCTTACTTGTCTTTTTTCTAAATGTATATATTGGCATTATTTTTTATAAACCTCATTTCCTATTACCACACTATTCATTTGACTATTGTTAAACAGTTCTAATGCTTCAATTGGTTTACCTGCAATAGGTTTACCATTAATGTTTAAACTTGTATTTATCAACATTGGAATGCCTGATATTTTGTGAAACTCATCTAATAACTTATAAAATATTTCATGTGATTTATTTACTGTTTGTATTCTACAAGTACCATCTATATGTGTTATACTTTTAAATTTTTCTTTATCTCTTACTTCCGCTGTAAATAACATATACTCACTTATACCTTTAAAATCAAAATAATTATTTACCTCATTTTCTAATATACTAGCACCAAATGGTCTATACCATTCTCTCTTTTTAACATTATCATTTAATAGTTCTCTACCATTTCTTATACTAGGATTCATCAATATTGATCTATTACCTAATGCTCTAGGACCTAGTTCACCATGACCTTGGTACCAACCTACTATCTTACCCTCAGCTAATTCTTTTGCTGTGTTCTTTATTGTTTCATCAGTAGGATATGTAAGTGGAGCAACATCATCTTGCCAAAAAGGAAAATTGTCTTTATTAAATTCAGGTTGTTTAAAATGTTTTCTTAAAAATTCTATACAACCTAATGATAGTCCATCATCTGGACTGTGAGGTGGTATATGTAGATTAGGATACAGTTTTCTTAACTTACTATTTAAAACACAGTTTTGAGCAACACCTCCAGAGTATGATATAATATCTGTTTCTTTTACATAATTTTTAAAGTGTTCCATCAATATAAGTTCTGCTTTATAATGACAAGAAGCAAGACGATTAAGTTCACTTTTTTCCATATTTGTTTTAGTCATATAGTATCTTCTTTGACTAAACAATCTATCTAAATCTTTTACATTGTTTTTAAATTGATTTATATAATCAAAATCTATTTTACCATAAGACTTTAGTCCCATCATTTTACCAGCTAAATCTTGCCACATACCCTTGACACCCATGTCTTCTGCTATGAAGTTAAGTAATACTCCAAATGATGAAGCGTCTTCTCTATCTTTTCTCAAAACTCTCTTATCATCTTTAAATATAGTATATGTGTCTTCCATATCACCTAAGGCATCATTTACTAAATCAACATCTGTTTTATTAACTAATGGCCATTTAGATAAACTATGAGCATAATGATGGTCTACTCTAAAAAAAGGACAATTAAATTTATTAAAATACCAGTGATCTGGTTTAAATTTTTCATATAACATTTCTGTGTCGTACCAACTATTTGGAGATATGGAAGAACCTTTTGGAATATTCATATCAAGTAAATATGCAATACCATCTACTTCACTTGGAATTATATTCCATTTGTTTAATGCGTAATCTAAAAAGTAATAGTCAGTAGTACCAAAATGTTTTTGAGAAAATTCTCTTTCAAATTTTAAATATTTGACTTCAGTACCATTACTATATGATATGTTTGCATCATGGTTTCTTAAATTTAAACCGATCAATTTCATTTTATAATCTTCTCATTTCTGGTATATGAAAGTATGGCGCTTTAATATGTGTGAAAAAAGATATTAAAGTTATTCTTTCATCACCAGGTTTTAGATTATAAAAAGCACCGTGAGGATTTGAACCATCAAATGCAATCATTTTATTATATGATGAATTAAAAACACATTCTACATTGTGTTGATTAATATTTTCATTTAATTTACTTAAATAGTAATTTAAGTCTACCTTATTATTTGTGTAATAATCTTTCTTAATACTAGCGTCACATCTTACTGTTGTAAAACCATTTTTCTTTGAATATATTGCCGTACCATTATCTTTGTCAGATGACAAATAAATTATAGATGTAAGCTTAGATTCGTTGTCATTGTGTATCCAACCTTTGCCTGGATATTCTTTATTTTCTAAATGGTATTTAACATCATCATAAGTTATTTTATGAAACATAGTTTTAGCAACATATTCAATCCTGTCACAAGTATCCCAATCCGGATATAATGTTCTAATAATTTTGCTATTAATATCTGTAAATAAACCTCTATCAATTTCATGTAATGGTTTTGTTCTTTTACCAGGATACCCACCATCAGTTTTTTCATACTCTAATGATTCAGCGTAATTTAAAATATAATCAGGATTTTCAAAAAAATTAACTACTTGAATAGTTGGATAATTCATCTTATAATATCTATATTAGTCTATTAAAGATTCGTAATTGCTTCTAACTTATCTTTTGCTTCAGCAAGTGATGCTGTCTTCTTTTCTGCTGTAATTACATAATCAATATGTTCAGCTACACCTATTGGTGATGCTAAAAAAGTTCTTAAATCTGCTTCAGCAACAGCAACGTCACCTTCTAGTTTTTTTATCAATGCTTCTTTAATCATTTTCTTCCTCTAGTTTTCTTATTATTTGTTCTTCTCTAAATCCTTCCATAGCTAATTCATGTAAGGTCTTTTCTCTTTCATATAAGCCATCCCACAATAGTTTTTTCTCGTCAAATGTAAATGGTCGTATCATATTTAGTCCTTCTTCTTTACGCCCTTTTGTTTGTCTTTTAGATTCTTCTAAAGACAACTTTTCCATTTCTTCATAATCCATATTATATCCTTTCCCACAATTCCATGTCCTTTTCGTAATACCTGTTTACATAATCTAAAATTTTACTTGATAGTTCTACGGTAATTTTATTATCAAAACTATTTTTCATACTACGATCTTTAGTTAAGGGTACTGCTAGTAATGTCATTATATCTTTTTTTACTATATTTGTATTAAAATTATTATTAAACCAATTTATAAAGTTATCTTCAAATCCATTTTCAAATTTATATAGCTTTGTATTATCGTTTATAAAATCTGTTTGATTAATAAATGAATTACAGCTTAAATATGTATTTCTGTGTTCTATTTTTTCTACAAAATCTTGGTATGATGTTATCTCATTTAAAAAAATATCTGGCCTTTTAAAGTATTTTGTTTCTTCATATTCAGCAAAATAACTTGTATTACTCATTGTTGCTTTAAATCTATCTATGGGATTTCTAATTACTGAAAATAAATCACAATCTAAATTTAAATCTTTTAAATACTTATACTGTAAATGCGGAATTTCAACACCTGTTTCTTTATGTCTTTCTGTAAAATTCCAACCATCAACAGTAAACCCATTTCTTTTTAATAAATCTCTAACATATCTGCCACCCGTTCGTGGTATATGTATTTGGTAAATTGTTTTATGTCCTTGTTTATATAATGGCATCTGTATACCACTTTGGTGGTTGTGCTGGTGCTTTCCAAGAAGCCATATCTTTTTTCTTCATAACATAATACTTTCTATAAGAGCCAACTACATCACCTGGTATCTTACACTCGTCAGGCATTGCTGGTGTTGGATCTGTTCTTATTGTATTTAAAGATATATTTTTAGGTGGATTACGGAGTATAATTCCTAGTTTTCTAATCGTCATATGGTCTTCCGTATGATTGTATCTTAATTTAAATTCATCATTCAACGCAACCATATGATTGTATAACCAATAGTAATTGTATGCTGATGCCATAACCCATATTGTACTAGGGTGTTTTACATGAGAGGCTTTGTAGATTATATCTTCATGTTCTTTATTCTTTAGTCGCCATCTTTTAATTCTTCTATTAGATTTAGTTCTATCTTCATATTGTTCACCATCAAGTATTCTATGAGCAGTAGATAGCATTTGTGCTGATTCAATAATCATTTTTACCACATGCTTGTCAATCAACATCTTTGCTGACTTTATAGGGTCTTTGTGTACATAAAAAATATTCATTAGTGCATAACCTTTTTAAAATATTCTGTACAGTTGTATTTTGTACATAACTTTCTAAACACATTAAACCAGAGTTCTTTCCACTCATTGGTTGTAGCGTTCTTACAAGCTTTCTCTGCGTTTGATATTCTTTTTATTTGAATTGCTGTTAGGTGTTTTGTCATTACAAGTTCATCTAGCATAATATACCCTCCATAGTTGTTTCATTATATCACTTTTTATCACCTTTGTCAACCCTATTTTCCAAGGTTAGAACCATTTGTAATTATCGTTCTGAATAGACTAAATGTATTCTTTGTATCTAGTGACTTCTCACATTTATTAGGTGCGACACAATGGGATTTCATACAACCCGATAGAATCAACACTAAAAATATGCTACTTATTACTCTTGTCGTTCCAGTCATATATTTGGTCCAATTTTACTTTGATTTCGTCTGGTGTCATATCTTTAAAATCACCAAATCTCGTCATTAGTTTTTTATAATCTCTACTCTTATTTTTAAATCTGTCTGCCTTCTTTTTCAGTTGTGCTATTCTATATTCTAAATCTACTTTCTTTTCAGTTTTAGTTAGATTTCTTTTCATTCGCCATTGTCTTAATGATATATTGGCAGCGATCAATAAGAGTACAGCTAATGGGTCAAATACAAATATAAGAATTAGTATTACAATTCTTACAGCATGATCAAAATTACTCTCTGCGTTTTCGCCATAGATTAATTCTGCCACATATTTTATAGGTCCTACTTCTGCTTCAATCTTATTTGTTGCTAGTTGTAAAGTACCCTTTTCTTCTGATAGTCTTTGGATTTCATTACTAGCATCTACGATTGCTGTGTTTAATTCTTTTCTTTCTTCTGCTTGTTTCTTTCTCTCTTTTAGACCTCTACTTACATATTCTTTATCAATATAAACTTCTAATGCTTTATCAAGTTGATCTAAAGTCTTTTGTGCTCTATCTATAATTTTTTGTTGAGAGTTTATTTGATTGTCTAGTAATTCTATTTTGATATTATTACCAGATGTAGGTTTAACTTGATCTAGGTGTGCCTTTGATAGAAAACCAAAGATACCTAATGATGTTATGAATACTAGTATTATAATCGCAGCAAATAGATATGCTTTCAATAATCGTGGTACATCACTATCCCAATTATGATACAACCAACTAGCCGCAACTAGTTTACCAACTTCTAATGCTGAACCCATAGCGATGATAGGTACAACAGCACCAGCAAACAATGTCGCTAGTCCTACGATTGAATAACCAGCAGCTATAAGTGATATAGAAATTGCTGATAAAAATGTTAATAGTGTTAAAAACATTATTGTATTTTAAGATAACAATTAAAACTTATTACTATCTTTTCCTCTCCTTGTTGAATATTCGTACTATGATTCAAATTACTTTTAAATATAACTAGTTCACCAGTTTCGCAAGGATATGAATAATTATCTATTGACAATTCTGTATCTTCTGATGTAGGTGTGGACATATCGTCTTCCTTATAAAAAGTAATATGGTCATCTTTATTTGTTTTTATATAAAACGCACCACTCAATAATGAGTTAGGGTGAATATGTTTATGTAAAAAATCACCAGGTTTACTAATATTAAACCAAGTATCGCCAAATGTTAATTGTTCCAAGTGTCCGTCACTATAACCATATGTAGAAGCATATGCTTTACAATGTTCCATAATATCATCAAACAAACCTTTAAAACTATTATGTGTATGTAGTATGTCAACACTGTGAGAAGTACCTACTTGGAAATATTCTCGTTTTAAATTAATATCCAATTCGCCTAACCTAGTTATAATATCTGCACAGGTATCAGCACTTTTAAATTCTTTCATTATGTACACACTTTTTGGAAACCAAGTATGTATCTGTGCACCATTACTAAAAGTTTTATAACGCATGTATTATTTAGTTTCTAATTTTCTGATTTTATTAATCATTCTGATAACTCTCTTATCATAGTCAGGAGTTGTAGAAAATTTATCTAATGTTTTAATTAGTTCTATTGGATCAAAAGTTGAGTTTCTTTTTTCTCTAAAGTCAGCATAAGCAGAGTGTTCATTTAACAATCTCATATATTCTTTTACACTATCACACTTACTAGCAAAAACTCTTACACCCCAACCTGGCCATTCTTCTACTCCAACTGGTTTTAAGTGTGGTACCTTTTCACTAAATGTTCTAATACCAAATAAGTTATTACCTTCTTTAGCAAATCTACTCTTACCCCAACCAGACTCTAGTGCCGCTTGTCCAATAATCATTTCCCATGGTACTCTTTTGGATTTAGGTGTTGTAAAATTAATATAGTCAATACATTTATGCATTGCTCTTACAAACTGAATATCATTATTGTATGTAAACTCTGGTTCTCTTAAATCTAAATCTTTGATTTTTTCTAAGTAATATTTTTCTAGTTCAGCATTTACACTTTCTTTTGACCATTTGTTTGGATAGAAAGTACCATAACTAAATGCCATAACGCAAATAATAGAAGATACAAAGAATATCTTTGTGTATAACCACGCTTTGTTTAATACATTATCCCAATCAATTTTTTTACCCATTTTATTTAACCCTCGCAATATACTCATAAGCTTGTAATGTTTTTTCGTTGTAGTCTTCATATGTTTCTTTTAACTTGACTTGTACAAAATCTAATCTATCTGTATATTGTCTAGCATTATTGAATATTTTTTGTGATTGTTTTTCTGTGTAGTTGTTGTAGATGTCGTTTACCCAATTACCTGTGTAATAAACTTTACTTGTACCTGACAAATTACTTGGTTTGGCAAGTTCTCGTAATTGTAATAACGCCTCTCCTATGTTTTGTTTAACAAAATGGTCTATCTCTTTGCTCTTTCTTCTCACTTCTGACATAATATATCTTTCTCATTATAAATCTAGGCCGATTGCGTTAAGTTTTGATCTGAAACTGTAAAACAATTTATTATGATTTCCAGTATCACCTACATTGGCCATTTGATATAGGTGGACCATTTCGTGTCCTAATGTGTCAACAAAATCTTTTTTGTTTCTATATGTTGGTAGCATTTCTAAATGATAAACTCTAGTGCCTTTTCTTTTCCATTCCCAACATATCACTTGTCCATAACAGTATTTCTTTGTTTTATCTCTATAAATGTTCTTAATGAATATATCATTGAACGGTGATAGTACATTATCAAATACTACCTTATTGATAAATTTAAAATACTTTTGAATATCTTTGTAAGTTGTCTTGTACTTTCTACGACTCGCCAACTCTCTCTTTAAGATTTTTTTCACTTTTGATTTTTTTGGTTTTTGTCTTGGCATTTATTATAAATTGTTTCCTTTAAAAATGTATATGTAAGTGCAACTACACCATATAATATTAAAACTCTCAATTCAATTGGTAATAACCAAAAATTATCTACAATCATCTTCTATCTTACTACCTTTCAGCAGAGAACATTTGTATTCTTTATCTGCTTTAAGTCTTAAATCTTGTGCGATACCTTCCAAAATGTATGGTAAGTATGCTTGTAAAATACTAATTGCCTCAATAGAAAAACTGTGTATTAGTTTTTCCATTTCATAGTTCATTAGAGCCTCGGTGTTAACCTTGTCACCGTTGATTGTACTTTGAATAACAGAGCCTACAACTGCTTTGCCGTAGTCGTTATCCTCAGCATTGGCTAGACTAGACAGTCCAAACCATATAATAGAATTTAATACTATTACAGTTATCAAAAATTTACGCATAATATAATTTCCTCTCTTTCATATTTATAATATATCATAAAATTAGAGGATTGTCAACCGGTTATTTGCTAGTAATTTCGTATATTTTGGGGGGAACAAAGGGTGAACATGAAATGTCGCACCCTTTATTTACTATGATTCTATGGTCTTACAAAATCGTCATTCCAACCGAATGCTTCTTTTACCATATCTGCTGTTAGACCTTTATAAGTCTTATTCAGCGTTCCATTCTTTACATCAAGTAATACATTAGCGTCAGCTTCATGTAAACCTTCTAATATTTGTATGAATAGTGTTTCTTTTTTTAATCTATTTGTTAAGGTATCTGCACCTTTAACAAAGTGCCATAGCTTTTTACTCTCAACCAACAAAGATGTATGTTCTGTTCCAGCAGGCGCTTCATTTTTAATAAATGGTGGTATTCCTGGTGGAAAATCCCATTCAATCTTTGGATCAAAACAACCTTTTAATAGTTGTCTTAGCGCAGCATTATCATACTCCTTTAAGATTTCTATTTTTTTAGGTTTATCTTTTGCGTTATTAATTTTGGTGAAAATTTCACTTACTAGGACTTGACTATCACCTTTAGTACGAGCCATACTTTCCATTGCCTTCTTAGGTATAAGGTTAGGATTGTTAGGACTTTGTTGCTTTTCTTCCATTATATTTCTCCATGCATGTTATTAAAAATCATTTATATTTTCAATCAATGACTTCAGTTTGTTTTCTATGAAGTATGTTAAAAGTAGCGTCCTACTAGGTACTTCATATGTTTTATACTTATTATTTATATCATTATATATATGACTAGGAATCTCACCTAAATCTATCAATTTCTTGTTTCGTTCATAATACTTTTTAGTTTCTGAACCAAGAGGTATGTTTTCTATATTTACCCATTCCTCTAATCTCTTTTTATTTATAGGTCTTTGTTTTTCTTTTATTACGAATACATTATCAGCACTTAATATATTTGGTATACCGTCTGATCTATCACCCTTAATAATTTGTTCATGTAAAAATTTAATTGGGTCTTCATCTTCTATAAATTTCTTTTGTATAGGTGCATATTGTTTGACGCCTGAGTATTTTTGAAGTTGTATAAAATCTTTATCACCCGAAATAATCATAATTTTTTCTTTATTGTGATTTTCTTTTACTAATACACCTATTATATCATCTGCTTCAACTCCATCAATATGTAAAACTATGTAAGGAAAGTTTTTAGCAAGTTCATCTCTGATCTCACTAATCAATTGAAATAGACTAGTCCAATCTTTCTTATCTTCTTCTCTGCCTTTTCTTCTAGCATGTTTGTAATAAGGGAATATATCTCTACGCCATGGATTAGCACCATCAGCACATAGTATAGTTTTTCCATACTCACCTTTAAACTTGATGTTATAACCTCTCAGCGAGTTTAAGACCATGTGTCTTAACATATCTTTGTCTGGCATCTCATCTAATTGACCTCTTGTGTGAGCCATTAAGTTTGAAATCAATACTTGGTTTAAATCTACTAATATCATTATGAGCCTACATTCATTGTTAAAGATAATTTTGGTTCTTTTGATTCAATAACTTGGTGTGTTTGGTTTTTTTCTAACCAAATAATTTGACCAGGTTCTACATTAATTTGTACATCATCTATAAGCCATGATGAATCTCCAAAAATTGGTTTAATCATAACTTCATAGTCATGTTGATGTGCTGGAAAACTAGGTTTATTATCTATTGTTCCTTTAGAAAAATAAAAATTGCCGTTTATTTGTTTTCCTATACTATCAGCTAATTGTTTATTAAGTTGTCTTAATTCAGTTGTTAAGTCTAATACATTTGATATAATAGAAGTAAACCCTAAATCATAATAATGTTTCCATGTATCAAAATTTAGATAACCATTATAATCAAATATTTCTCCTTTATTATCCGAATTAAAGTTATTAATAATTTCTACACTTGGTTGACCTGAAGAATAATGTAAAGGCCATCTTCTTTTCATTTGAAGAAGTTCCATCATTTTATATTCATCTATTATTAGTGAAGTATTTTTAGCAATTGTAATTAGTTTTTCTTTTATCATATGGGTAATATCCCTATTGGTTCAGATTTATCAGACCAATCTCTGGCTATATCCATAACTCTTTTTCTATTCTTAAAATTGATAGTTCTATTATCTAATAATTTTTCAAATAACTTATCTACTCCAGCACCTAGTTGTAGATTAATATGTTTCTTAAATTTAAACTTCTTAAATTCTTCAAATGCGTTTACTACAATATGTTTTTGAAATGGTTTGTTTAGTTCTTCCCATGTCATATTGTAAAAAAACTCTTTAACTCTTAATGAT